AGACCTTTACTAGGCTTACCTTCTTTTGTAAAATAGTCTAGTTATATACTCACACAACAATTTATTGTAAAATAGGCTATGGCTTTACGAAAAATACCATTTAGACCAGGTTTTAACAAACAAATCACAGATACTCAGGCAGAAAATGTATGGGTAGATGGGGATAATGTACGATTTAGATACGGTATGCCAGAGAAAATTGGTGGGTGGCAAGAACTTATTAATGAGACATTGATAGGCGTTGCAAGAGCACAACATGTATTTGCAGATTTAGATGGTCGTAAATATGCAGCAATTGGAACTAATAGATGTTTATATATTTATTACGATGGTAACGTTTACGATATAACTCCAATAGATCCAGATCGACAATCTACAGGTGCAGATATAACAACGACTAATGGTTCAACAACAGTTACAATTACAACATCAGGTACACATTCAATTGAAGTTGGAGATATTGTAACATTTGAAAACGCAGGATCTTTTACTGGCGGACAAACAAATTACAATTCTTCTGATTTTGATAATGTATTATTTGAAGTTAAATCAGTACCGAATGCAACTACATTTACTATACAAATGCCAACAGCTGAAACTGGAACAGGCGCTACCAATGATGGTACATTAGATCCACTGCCTTATATTAAAATTGGAGACATATTTCAAAGTCCTGCATTTGGTTGGGGTGTAGGTAAATGGGGTACAGGAACTTGGGGTACTCCAAGAAGTGCAACTGATATATTCCTAGATCCTGGAATGTGGTCATTAGATAATTTTGGACAAAATTTAATTGCAACGGTACACAATGGAAGAACGTTTCAATGGTTACCTATTCAAGCTTCAGGTACAGGGGCCTTAACAACTAGAGCATCATCAGTTGCTAATAATCCTACTAAATCAGTTATGACAATTGTATCAGATCAAGATAGACATTTATTTCATTTAGGAACTGAAACAACTATTGGTAACACATCTACACAAGATAAAATGTTTATAAGATTTTCAGACCAAGAAGATATTTCAGATTATCAACCAACATCAGTGAATACTGCAGGATCGTTTAGAATTGATAATGGTACACAAATTATTGGAGCTACTAAAGGTAAAGATTATATTATGATTCATACCAATACTGCTGCATATGTAACTCAGTTTGTTGGTCCACCATTTACATTCTCTATTAGACAAGTAGGTGCTAACTGTGGCTTAATAGGACAACAATCATCCGTATTCGTAGACGGTGCTGTATTTTGGATGTCTGATGAAGGTGGTTTTTTTATCTATGATGGTACAGTTAAAAAACTACCATGCTTAGTAGAAGACTTTGTATTTCAAACAACAGGTTCTAATTTAGGTATAAATAGAAATGCAGGTGAACAAGTTTATGCAGTGCATAATAGTTTGTTTTCTGAAATATCTTGGTTTTATCCTAAATCTGGATCAGACGCAGTCGATCGAGTGGTAACTTATAATTATGCTGAAGGTACTTGGGTAACAGGATCATTAGCAAGAACTTCTGGTATTGATGCATCAATATATGACAAACCTTATATGACAGAATTTACAGAAAATGTTGCAGGAACTTTTCCAACAGTAAATGGTATCTCTACATCACAAGGATCAACAACTTACTATGAACATGAGACAGGTGTTAATGAAGTAGATTTTGCAGGTAACAAAACTGCCATATCAGCTTATATTGAATCTGGTGATTTTGATTTAGATGAAGAAGGGGATGGTGAATACTTCATGAAGATTAGAAGATTTATACCAGATTTTAAAGTGCTAAGTGGTAATGCTAAAATAACTTTAGATTTAAGAGATTACCCTAGTGGTACAGCTAGTTCGTCTCCATTAGGTCCATTTACAATTACATCATCAACTGATAAAGTAGATACACGTGCACGAGCAAGACTTGCTGCACTTAAAATTGAAAACGACTCAACTGATGAAAACTGGAGATTAGGGTTATTTAGAGTAGATACACAACCAGACGGAAGAAGATAATGGATCCGATTACACAACAAATACTTGAAAAACAAAAAGCTATTCAAGCAACACCTGGTTTTGGGGGATACCAACCGTCATCCTCATCATTAGATAAAGGTATAACTGCGTTAACTCCGATGGGTGTTCAGAAAGATACAGTTGGTATTAGTGGATTTGGTTATCAACCAAGCGGTGTTCCAAATATAGGTCAAATTGCTAAAAATATTGCAATAAATAAAGCAATTGATTATGGAGTTACAAAAATTGGGTTACCTCAAATAGCGGGAACTCTTTTAGGTTCAGTACTTGCTCCAGGAATATCTGTTGTTTCTTTACCAGGATTTAACGCTTTTAGTGGAATAGCATCATTAAACACAAAAATGCAATCAAGTTTATTTGGAAGATCTAAAACTATTGCTGAATTTTTGGAAGCTAGAAGAGAACAAAAAGCGGCAGCGGCAGCGAAAGCTAGAGCATCAGCTATAGCACAAGAACAAGCTAATAGAGACGCAGCAAGAGGAGCGGCAGCGGCAGCGGCACAAGCAGCAGCTAACAGAGAAGCTAGACGTTCAAGTCAATATGGCGGAGGAGGAAATAGTAGTGGAGGAAGTGGAGACAGTAATAGTCCTGCTGGAGGAGGTGGTTATTGTTTTGATCCAAATACTCCTGTCCAAATGGCTGATGGCAGTGAAAAGAAAATTAAAGATATTCAATTAGGAGATGCTACTAAAGGTGGAGAAGTTACAGGTGTATTTCAATTTAAAGCAGCTGATGAAATACATGATTACAAAGGTGTTACAGTTGCGGGTAGTCACTATGTCAAAGAAGATGGTAAATTCATTATGGTTAAAGATAGTCCAATTGCAATTAAAATCGACAAGATTCCAGTTGTACATTCATTAGACACATCTGGTCGAAGAATATTTATTAAAGATATTGAATTTGCAGATTACAATGGTGATGGTATTGCTAAAGGATTTTTAACAAACGCAGGTGTAGATTTATCTGGTTTCGATAAAGAAGTATTAAGACAAGTAGAAAATAGACTAATATAATGGCAAAGATAACTGTACAAATACCAGAACCAAAAGAAGAATATGATGCAACTAGTCAACGTCAATTAAATGCATCTTTAGAAACATTAAAGAACCAATTAAACTTTTCTTTTCAAGAAGATTTAAAACAAGAGATAGAACGATTTACTTGGTTTAATATGAGGTCTAATTAATGTCTTGTAATAATGTCAACGTAGAACCAACAGTTATTGGTGGTGGAAATGGATCAAATGCTTATGATGCATTTGGAAGATTAAGAGTATCTAATCCATTTACTATTTTTGATAGTACAAATGTAATGTCAAAGAATAATCTCTTTGATGAAGACTTAACAGGATCAGGAACAGTTACTTATACCGCAAATAAATCTACAGTTAATTTAAATGTAACTACAGCTAGTGGCGATAAAGTTATAAGACAATCCAAAAGAGTTATGTCTTATCAACCAGGTAAATCATTATTTATATTTAATACATTTGTAATGAACGCACAAGAATCTGGATTAGAACAACGTGTTGGAAGTTTTGATGCAAATAATGGAATCTTTTTTGAAGATACGGGAACTGGTTATCAGATTGTAAGAAGAACTTATGTAACAGGTTCTGCTGTAGATAATGATGTTGCCCAATCATCTTGGAATGGTGATAAATTAGATGGTACAGGAGCTTCTGGCTATACACTCGATCCAACTAAAGCATCTATTTTATTTACGGATTATGAATGGTTAGGAATGGGAGCAGTTAGAGTCGGATTTGTTATTGATGGTAAATTTATTACAGCACATACATTTTTAAATGCAAATAATTTAGATACGGTTTACATGCAAACTGCAAACTTACCTATTCGATATGAAATAGAAACGACAGGGACCATATCAGGTGCAGCCGTATTACAACAAGTATGTTCTTCTTGTATGATTGAAGGTGGCTATTCTCCACAAGGAATTATTCAATCGGTTGGAACTGCTTCATTAGCTGGAGTTTCTATTTCA